GGCGGCAAGAAGGTCGACAACCGCGATGACCGCTACGTCTTCCGCATGCGGTGGATCGACGAGGACTTCGGCACGGCGCTGTTTCCCGACCGCGCCGACCTGATCCGCGAGTGCTCGACCAGCGAGGACGCGATCGTCAGGCCCGACGATGACTGGTCGACCGACGAGAGTTCGCTGGAAACCGGCTACGGCGGAACCACCGACACCACGGTTTTCTCAACCAGGTCGGGGGTGGCGGACGCTTTCGGTGTCATGCGCAGTCGCCGCAAGCGTCTGCGTCTGGTGGAGTGCTGGTATCGAGTGCCGGAGCGCAAGCAGACGGTCAAGGGCCCGATCTTCGACGGTCAACCCTTCAACCCCGGCAACCCGACCATGAAGCAAGCGGTCGAGCAGGGCGTCTGCTCTGTCATCGGCCACGTCGCCATGCAGGTCAGGTACGCGATCTGGTGCGAGAAGGGCCTGCTGGCCGAGGGCCAGAGCCCGTACAAGCACAACCGCTTCCCGCTGGTCCGCGTCACCTGCTACCGCAGAGGCCGCGACGGCATGTACTACGGCGTGGTGCGCGGCATGCGCGACGCCCAGGAGGACCTGAACAAGCGAGCATCGAAGGCGCTGCACATCCTGTCGACCCGCGGGGTGATCTTCGAGACGGGCGCCTTCGAGGACGAGGAAGAAGCGCGCGACGAGTTCGCCCGGCCGGACTACTTCATCGGCAAGAACCGCGGCTACGAGGTACAGACCGAGCGCGACGTGACGCTGGCGCAGGGCCACCTAGACCTGATGGACCGCGACGCGATGCACATGGAGGCATCGTCTGGCGTCACGAACGAGCTGGTCGCCATGCAGACCCAGGCGGTATCGGGCAAGGCGATCGAGAAGCGCCAGCAGCAGGGCCAGTTGACCACCACCGAGCCGTTCGAGAACTTCCGGCTCGCCAAGCAGTTTGCCGGCGAGATCATGCTGTCGCTGGTCGAGCAGTTCTACACCGAGCCCAAGACCTTCCGCATCATCGGCCAGAAGGGCGTCGACGAGTTCGTGGACATCAACAAGCCGCAGTTCGACGAGGCCGCGAACGAATGGCAGTTCACCAACGACATCACCGCCCGACAGGCCGACTTCGTGATCGGCGAACAGGACTTCCGCGAGTCGATCCGGCAGGCCCAGTTCGAGACGACGATGGAGTTCCTGAGCCGGCTGCCGCCGGAGGTCGGGCTGAAGTTCCTCGACCTGGCGATCGAGCTTGGCGACATGGAGAACAAGGACGAGTGGCTGAAGCGCCTGCGCGAAATGAACGGCATCCCGAACCCCGAGGGGCCGCAGACGCCGGAGGAGAAGCAGGCCGCCGAAGCCGCCGCCAAGAAGGCGCAGATGATGGACGCCATCGAGGCAGCCACGCTGGAAGCCACGCTGGCCAAGCTGCAGGCCGAGGTCGCCAAGCTGACCGCCGACGGCAAGAAGGTCGACAGCGCCGCGATCCTCGACCGGATGAACGCCATCAAGGCCGCCATCGAGGCTGCCGTCAACGTGGTGGCGACCCCAGCAGTAACGCCGGCCGCCGACGTGCTGCTCGACGGTGCCGGGTTCCCGACTGCCCTGAACCCACCCTACGTCGCGCCGGTCGGGCCGCCCATGCCTTCACGCATGCCGGCTGGCGCGGCACCCCTGATGGCGGCTTAGGAGACAGACATGGCGAAGCGGAAGGTGATGGCGGTGCCGGTCCACGCGATGACCGACGTCGAATGGCGCGCGCGCGACGACGCCCGCACGCTGATGGAGGCCACCAAGATCAAGAAGGACCCGAAGCGCCTGGCCGCCGCCAAGAAGTCGGCCAAGGCGATGCTCGAGGAAGCCCGCGAACAGGTTGCCGCAGCACGCGCCATCGCGGCGTAGTCGTTTCACCAACCAACCCAGGATGGGGGTCACATGCAAGTCTCAGACGAGCAGCTTTCCCAACTCCGCTTGACCCGCAACGAGTGGGATGAGCTTCACCAGAACGAGCAGGCGGCGCTGCTGACCGAGGAAGATTCCAGCGCGCACGTCGATCTGGACGACGACGACCTGGAAGCCCTCGGCGAAGTGGCCGACGAAGACAAGCCGGACGAAAAGCCAGAGGAGAAGCCCGAGGCCAAGCCGGACGAAAAGCCGGACGAGAAGCCAGCCGTCAAATCCGAGCCGGAGGAGGAGCCCGAGCCGTTCGTGGCCATGCCTGCCCTGCCGACGCAGGAGCAACTGACCGCTCAACAGGCTGAGTTCGACCGGCGCAAGACGGAACTGACCACGCGCGAGACGGCGCTGGAGGAACAGATCACCCAACTCGACAAGCGGTACGAGGATGGTGATCTGACCAGCGTCGAGCACGCACGCGAATCCCGCACGCTGCAGAAGCAGATCAACGACCTGGTTCTTGCCAGGTCGCGCATCGAGGCCGAGGAGATCGCCGCCAGGCAGTCCGTGGCCGACCGGCAGGCAAGCGCGAACACGATCATGGCGCAGCGGTTCGAGTTCGCCAAGGAAGCATTCTTCGAGCAGGATGACGCCAAGAGCCTGTACGAGCACGCCGAACTGGGCGCCAAGGCGAAGGCGATCCTGCTGGAGCAGTTCATCCCGGCGCTCGCCCAGGACCCGTCCAACAGCAAGCGTTCCTTCACCTGGTTCCTCAAGGAAGCCGATCGGCGGGTGCGGGCGTTCATGGTCGACGAGATTGCCGGACTGCCCAAGCCGGCCAAGGCCGCCGACAAGACCCCGCCAGGCCGTAAACCGGACCTGTCCAAGATCCCGCCCAACCTGAACGTGATCCCGGCCGCCGATGCCGAGACGCCGGCTGGTGAGTTCGCGAACCTGGAAACGCTGACCGGGCCGAAGCTGCTGGCGGCGATCGAAGCCATGACCCCCGCCCAGCGCGAGCGGTGGGAAAACCAGCAGTAGCCCGTGGCGATCGTCTTCGAGCTGACCGAGGGCGACGCGATCTCTATCGACGGGGGCCGCGTCGTCGTGTCGCTGTCGCGCGTCAGGGGTCGGCGCTCGCGCCTGGCCGTGGACTGCGCGCGCTCGATCGACGTCAGGCGGGTGGAGGACTTGACACCTGCCGCCAAAGTGATTCAGCAATTTGGCGCCAAGGGGGTGAAACCGTAACAGTTCGCCCTGTCCGCAGGTTCGCGGCATGGCGCACAGGATGGGCGCGGAACTCGGCCAACTCAACTTGAGCGAAAGCGCCCAACCATGACAGTCGTAGCCGTCGGCGATCCCAGAGCGATCCGCAAGTACAGCGGCCTTTTGTCCGCTGATGTCCCCCGGGAGTCCTTCTGGGGTCAATCCATGATGAGTCGCGGCCCCGTGCCGAAGGCTCCGATCCAGCGCCTCGACGACCTCGAGGACAGCGAAGGCGATCGGATCTCCTACGACTTGCGCCTGTCGTTCCGCGGGCAGGGCACCGAAGGCGACGACGTTGCCGAGGATGACGCCGAGGATCTGAAGTTCGCGACCGACATCGTTTACATCGACCAGCTGCGCAAGGTCGGTGACTCGGGCGGCCGGATGACCAAGAAGCGCACGATGCACAATCTGCGCTCGCTGGTGAAGGAGGGCCTGACCGAGTGGTTCGCCCGCGCCTTCGATGAACTGCTGTTCATCTACCTGTCGGGCGCCCGTGGCTCGAACGACGACTTCATCTGGCGCCTGAACTATCCGGGCTTCGCCGGCAACCCGATCACGGCCCCGGACAGCGTGCATCAGCTCTACGGCGGTGACGCGACCTCGTTCGCCACCGTGTCGTCAGACGACGAGTTCGACAAGCTCCTGCTCGACAAGATGCGCACGAAGGCGACGCTGATCGGCGGCGGCTCGGTGCACCGGCCGGGCATGCAGCCGATCAAAGTCAAGGGCGGCAAGAAGTTCGCCCTGGTCCTGAGCCCGCACCAGACCCACGCGCTGCGCAACGACACCGGCACGACCGGCTGGTTCGAGATCACCAAGGCCCTGACGCAAGCCGTCGGACGCGACAGCCCAATGTATATGAACGCGATGGGCGAGTACCGCGACATGATCATCAACGAGCACAAGGCGGTCATCCGCTTCAGCAACGCGGGCGCCGGCGCCGACGTGCCCGCTGCGCGCGCCCTGATGCTCGGCCGACAGGCGGGTGTGTTGGCCTTCGGCAATGCCGGCGAGGGCCTGCCGTTCGAGTGGGTCGAGGAATACAAGGACGGCAAGAACAAGGTCCTGATCTTCGGCGGCTCGATGTTCGGCGTGAAGAAGACCACCTACAAGATCCCGACCTCGGGCGAGACGCTGGACTTCGGCGTGATCGCGGCCGATACGTGGATCGACACGACCCTCGGCTAACCCCACGCCCAGCACCAGGAGAAACATATGGCTCGCGTACTTTCTTCCGCCACTGTGCTGCGCAAGCAGTGGCCCGTTCCGGCGCTCGCCGGTCAAGTGGTCGCCCAGCGCGGCATCATCGCGCTCGACGCGACCGCGCTGGTCACGACCGACGTGCTGGAAGCCGTGGTGCTGCCGCGAGGCTGCGTCCCGCTGGACTTCCAGTACACGTCGGACGACCTGGACAGCGGCACGGCCCTGACCATGAAGGCCGGCTTCATCAGCGGCGTCCCGGGTGACTCGACCTTCGCCAACCGCTCGACGGTCGGCGCGCAGATCCTGGCCGATGGTGCATTCGCGCAGGCGGCCGTGGTCCCAACGAGAGTTGCCCTGACGACCTTTCTGCGGCAGGTGCCGCAGCACGTCGACCGCGCCATCGGCTTCCAGGTCGGTACGGCGCCTGGCACTGCGGTTGTCCGCAACGGCACGCTGACGGTCAACAAGGGCGTCTGGAAACCAGGTGTTGCCTACGTCGCGAACGACTACCTGATCCTGCCCAATGGCGTGATCATGGAGTGCACGACCGGCGGCACGTCGGGGGTGTACGGGCAGACCGAGACGCTGGCGCCGACGCAACAGGGTCCGGCCTGGAACATGGTCTTCGCCGGCACGACCACCGACGGCGGCGTCACCTGGACCTGCCGCTCGCCCGTGCTGACCGCGACCCTCTGGTACGCGCAAGGGCTCGACAAGCTGTAACCCGCAAGGGTGTGACTGATCCCGGCCGCCCGCGTGGCGGCCGGTTGTTCGATAACCAGGAGAGCAGGATGCTCATCGAGTCCATCATCCGCCGCACGCGCGACGGCGTGCGCGGTTCCCGCATCACGGTCGGCGGCAAGACCTTCAAGTTCGCCCCCAAGGATCCGGCCGACGAGGAATCGCCCCACGTCTGCGAGATCGACGAGAAGGTGGCGGTCAACAAGCCCATCATCGCGCGCCTGCTGTCGATCACAGAAGGCTTCCGCATCTACGACGAAGTGCTGTCACACCAGAAACCCGACGTGCCAGTGCCGCAGCCGGTGCTCAGTGTCGGCGTGCAGGAAGGCGTGCCGGATGCGGCGCCGCTGCCCAAGTACGACGGCCCGGCCATCGAGCTGCCGGACTTCACCAAGATGACCGGCAAGAAAGAGGTCATCCAGTGGGCGGCCACTCACCTGCCCGGCCTGGCGATCAACCCGAAGCTGCCCGAGGGTCGCATCGTCGCACTGATCACGCAGTACGTGGCGCCCGAGAACCGGGGGTAAGGAGTGGCGACCGCAGGCGACGCCATCACGCTCGCGCGGGATCAGCTCAACGATCCTGACAGCGTTACCTGGTCGGCCAACTACATGCTGCGCGCCGTCGGCGTGGCGCAGCGCGCGGTCGTGACCCTGGTTCCGCACGCCTACCCGGTGCGCAAGAACCTGACCCTCGTCGCGAACCAGTCGGTGCAGGCCCTGCCGACAGGGGACTTCCGCCTGATCAAGCTGATCCGCAACCTCGGCGCCAGCGGCACGGCCGTCGGCAAGCGCGTGTCCCTGATGGACGAGGCGCAGCTGGACCGCGTGGACCCCAGGTGGCACGCCTCGGACGCCAAGGCCGAGATCGCGCACTACGCCTACGACCGCGACACCCCGCGCATCTTCTACGTCTACCCGCGGCCGAACAACACGCTGCAGATCGACGCCATCGTCAGCCAGATGCCGGCGGCGCCGACCGCCACTGGCGACCCGCTGGCCGTCGGCGACGAGTACCTGAACGCCGTCGTGCAGGGCGTTCTGTGGGCGGCCTGGCAGACCAACAGCGAGCGCCGCGACGTGGCGAAGGCCGCCGCAGCGTGGCAGGCCATGCAGCAACTGCTGGGCGTGAAGGTGCAGACCGACGCCGCGCTTGACCCTGACCTGAAAGCCGCCGCGTGAACCTGGTCCCGCTCGACGACTTCCTGCCGCTGGTGCTGCCGTTCGCGCGCGGCGCCAGCGAGCCCGCGGCCGTGCGCGAGATCCGCAGCGCGGCCATCGAGTTCTGCAAGCGCACGAAGGTCTGGCGCGAACTGCTCGAGCCGCAGTCGATCAAGGCCGGCAGCCGGGACATCGACTTGCCCCTGCCGGACGGCTCCGACCTGGTGGAGCTGGCCGAAGTGTTCTACGGGCGCGGCAACAGCGGCGTGATCGACCCCAAGAGCGAGGACGAACTGCGGTCGATGGGGATCACGCCGGCCTCGACCGGCACGCCGCAGTGGTTCACGTTCTACGGCGACCTGTACGTGATGCGGCTGGCTCCAACACCCATCGTCAACGAGTCGGCGGCCCTGACTCCCCGGGCGATCCTCATGCCGGCGCGCGACGCCGAGGAGGTCCCCGACGCCCTGTTCAGGCGCTACGGCAACGAGATTGCGGCCGGTGCACTGCAACGGCTGCACAGTTACGACGAGAAGTGGGTCAGCGCCGACAAGCGCCGGGAATACGGCCTGCAGTTCGAGGGGGCGATGGCGTCTGTGTTGCACCGCGTCGCCAAGTCCAACACGCGCACCAAGCGCAGGGTCACGCCGAGCTACTTCTGATGACGCGCATCCGCCAACCCCGCCGGTTCGAGTTGATGCAGGGCGATACGGGCCCGGCGTTGAAGCTCCAACTGACCGACCCCGACAGCAACGACGCGCCGATCGACCTGTCGGCCGCCGGCACGTCCGTCGCCCTGCTGGTGCGAACGGCAGGGGGTGAAACCTCAACAATCGCAACCATCCCCACCACGAAGCTGACCGGCTACGTGGAGGAGGACGGCACGGTCAATGAAGCCTCGCCCTACAACATCGCGGGGGCAGGCGGCCGGGTGCAGGTGGACAGCTGGCCCGCCGAAGTCAACGCCGCACTGGCGTCGTACAACGGCTGGGTGCAGATCACCTGGGCCTCGGGCCTGGTTCAGACGCTGCGCCGTCCGGTTCCGATCGTCGTGCTGCCGAAGTGACCTACAGGAGAACGTGCATGAAGCCCCTGAAGAACCTGATCCTCACGATCGCCCTGGCGTTCGTGGCCGTCCTGTCGGTGCCGACGGCGAAAGCCCAAGACCTGTCCGACTGGGCCGAAAACAACTTCATCGACTTCGTGTTCCGGGCGCAGACCTGGACGATCCCGGCGTCGCTGTACTTCGGCCTGTCGACCGCGGCGTGCAGCGACTCGAGCGTTGGCACCGAGGTTACCGGCGGCAACTACGCGCGCCAGGCGGTCACGCGGTCGCTGGCGAACTTCGCGGGCACGCAGTCGGCCGGCTCGACCACCGCGTCGAGCGGCACGGGCGGCGTGACGTCGAACAACGGCGCGATCAGCTGGGGCACGGTGACGTGGAGCGGCACGGTCAGCCACTTCTTCATCGCGGACGCCAGTTCGGGCGGCAACGTCGTGCTGTGCAGAGCGATTACGGGCGGCAGCAAGACCGTGAACTCGGGCGACACGGTTCAGTTCGGCGCCGCGGCCTTCACCTTCACGATCCAGTGACCATGCGCGCCCTTCTGATTGGCCTCGCGGCGCTTCTGCTCGCCGCCTGCGCATCGACCAAGCAGGAGCTGGTGTCCGCGCCGAGCGCGCCCAAGACGGTGATCGCGGTCGGCACGCTGTCGACCAACGCCTGCGAAGCGGCCGTGGCGCCGACCTACACGCAGGCCATCACCGTCGTCGAGATCGCCGAGGCGCGCGTGCGTGCCGGCCGGATCTCGCTGACCGCCGCACAGCAGATCGCTGACCTCGGGCGCGCAGTTCGGGCCGACCTGGATGCGGCCTGCCCGAACAAGAACCTCGACACCGGCCGCTTGACGCGAGCGCAGGCCACCGTCGACCGCATGCGCTCGCTGCTGGGAGGCTGACCATGACCCCGAAGGAAGCCCGCGACCTGGCTGCTGCTCTGGTGAGCGCCGCGGCCGACGCCGAGAGTCAGGGACTCGACGAGATCGACCTTCAGGGCACGCTGTCGCAGCGCCTGGGCGCCTCTGTCGACAGCCTGCAAGCCGCGATCGACGCTGCCAAGGGGGGCTGACCGATGCGCGGCCAGTACACGCTGACGGAGGATTCCGTCACGTCCGGCGGTGCTGGCGTCGACGTCCTCGGCCTCATCATCCCGGCCAACACGATCATCGACCTGAACGACCTCGAGGTCTGGGGTCTTCAGGGAACGAACACGCCGATGGAGTTCGGCTTGTTCGTCTTCACGGGCAACACGCCGACGCTGCAGCAGTCCATCACGCCGAAAGCTACGGACTCGGGCAACGTATTGCTGGCTGGCATCCAGGTCGGCGGGCGCGGCACGGGCGCGCAGTCGGTGTGGAGCGCCACCCCAACCAGTCTGCAGAGTCATCCGGCTGTCGGCGGCGGCTTCAACGCCTACGGTGGTCGCATGAGCTGGCTGAGTAGCCTGCAGCGGCGCGCGGCGCTCGGCGGCGCTTCAGCGACCTACGCCACGCTGCGGCAGATCAGCGGTGTCTCGGGCCTAGTCGGCATCCGCTTCACCTTCTCGGAGTAGGCCATGCGCTCGCTGCGTGGCGTGCGCTTTGTGCCGGGCGCGTTCTCGCGCTTGGGCGCGTCCACCGTCAAGGGTAGGATCGGCTTTCTCCAGGAGTTCGACGCCGCAGCGCAGGGCGATTCGGACGCTGCGCTCAACTTGCCGATCGGCAAGAACTTCGCTGGTGCTGGTGTCGGCCAAGGCGTTGCAGGTGGCGCGCTGCCCATCGGGAAGACACTTGGCGGCGCCGCGGCTGGCGCAGGAACAGCTGCAGGCAATGTCTCGGCCACGTCGCCGTCAGGCACGCTGCCGGCGCTCGGCTCGCTCGCGTTCTACGTCAATGCAACTCTCGACGATTACGCGCGGCTCTTGTCCATTCCGAGTGCCTTCGGGACGGGTGAATTTACGTTCGAGTTCCGCTGCAAGCTCGACGAGTCCTATCCGGTCGGAACTGCGGGCGGCACCAGCACGACCAACTGGTCCAGCGCCGATCCGACGCGCTATTCATCGTCGTCGTGGTGGTACGCCGGCAACTTCCTGCTCGACGGTCACAACAACACGGACGTCAGGCTCGGCACGTTTTCGGTTCAGGTGATTGGCGGCGGTCGCCTGCGCTGGTCATTCGGCGACAACACGCAGCTGCTGTCCAACGGCGGCCTGCTTGCCGTGCAGCCGGTGCCGGCATCGTCTTCGCCCTCTCTGCTCGACGACAAGTGGCACCACGTCGCGCTGGTGCGGCGGTGGTCAGGCGCGTCATCGGCCACGCTGGAGATGTGGATCGACGGCGTACTGGTCGCGTCCGAAACGTCGCCGGCGCGCACCAACATGCAGACCTACTGGGCCACATGGGGCGGCTACGGCGGCGGCATTCAGAACGGCTGGATGTTCGGCGCCGAGAAGTTCTCTGCCGGCGGGGGTGCGTACTGGGACGACTACAAGGGCCTGCTCTCCTACGTGCGGTTCTACAGTCGCGCCAAGACCGCGACCGAACTGGCGAACGACTGGGCGCCTGACAGCACGGCGAGCGAGACGGGCCTGGTCGGCCTGTTCCGCATGGGCGCGCTGTCCTCGAACCGCACCTATGACGCCATCAGGCCGGCGGAGTACATCGAATGCACGCCGCGGGCCAATCCGGCGCACGTGACCGAGATCCCGACGATTGTCGTGATGCCGAACATCGCGTTCACGTCAGGCACCGCGGGTTCAGTCAACCTGGCGACGGGCGCGCGCACCGGCACGGTGTCTCCGGCGGCAGGCAGCTACATCGCAGGCTACAACGCCACGCAGCACGTCGTTCAAAGGGTGACCGGATCGCCCGCGTTTCAGTCCGGCGTCAGCCTGTCCAGTGGTGGCGTGCTGACCTATGACGGCGCTGGAGCCATCGCCACCGTCAACAACGCGCAGATCGAGGTCGTGCCATCGGCCGATGCTGACTGGCTGGCGCGCTCAACCGCATCAGGCGTTCGGTACGCCGACAATTTCGAGACGGTATGGGGTTACCGCTCCGGCGACACCATGCCTCGCTACGATCGTCCGAACGAGGCCAATCCAATCCGAGCGTTCAAAGATACGGCCATCCGCTGTTCTGGGACTGGCTCATTGAGGTTTGACCTGCTCGACGCAATGGCAGACACGGCAGGCACCTACTTCCTGCCAATCTCTCCGCTGTTCGGAGAAAACAGTACCTTCTACGTTCAATTCCGGTTGCGCGTGAATGCCGCAACGCTCGTAGACCGCAACGGCAACGGCAACAAGTTCGCGGTGCTTCAGTATGGGCAAACGTGCTCCGACATGGAAATCTCGTTGCAGCACACGTACTACCGTGGTTTCCCGCACATCTACGTCGGGTGCGGAGGAAACGGGATAGAGCGCACAAGCGGCAGCACGATCTACATGCAGCAGGGCTCTGACTTCCCCACTGGAGGAGGCTGGAACTGTCCGTATCCAACCTTCCCGACGGGCTCGTGCTCGTACTTCGTGCCAGATCAGTGGATGACGCTTTACTTCCGCATCCAGGTCGGCACATGGGGGGACGCAAACAGCAACATTCAAGCGTGGGTATCGCGCTTCCCGGGCGATCCGTTACAACAGTTCATCAACGGGCCAAACTGGACTATCCCGAATACTCCGCCGGTCTTTCCTGGCTACGACCGGCTGTCGTTTTCCGTGTATGACACGAATAACACCATCGCAACGCCAGGAGCGTCGATCTGGTTCGACGAGGCGATTGTCTCAGCAAATCCGATTGCAGCGCCTGTCGCACTGCCGATCTCTGGATGACTATGAACGACAAGCGCATTGCCGAGATAGAGCAAGAGCTTCAATCGCTACCGCAGGCTCGTGCTCTCGATCCGTCTGATGGATGGGAGCAGCTTGTTCGTCGCAAGGAGCAAACGCTTCGCGCGATGGAACTACAGCGCGAGCTGCGTGAGCTGCTGGCTGGCAAGGATCGTTAGATGGCACTC